CTTGGTGTTGGACCGTCTAACGGGGAGGCTGTGATTGCTACTGAAAGCGGTGGGCCGGAAGCTCACTTTTCTATTGGTAGCGAGCCAGACTATGGCTCGGGTCCGTACCTCGCGCTGATGGCACGAGCGGTACGACTCGCACGTCTCGATATGGCAAATCCGGTGTTCTCGGCAGATGCGAGGATGTTTTTAGGGTCCGACATCGTAGCTCTCTTCGCCGAGTGTCTCGGGTACGAAGGAGACTTTGGTGTCAGATTTTAAAGACGATTTAGAAGATGGTGACGAAGGTCTAGATTCTGCGGAAGATGGCGACTCAGAGAGCCCGTCCACCGAGGATAAGAGCCAAAAGTCAACCGACAAGCGTATTCGTGACCTTCAGTCCAAAGCGGACCAAGAGACGGCCCGGGCCAACAAGCTCGAAAAGCGTCTTGCGGACTTGCAGAAGGCAATGACGGACAGCGATGCGGAGGAAAGTAACCCTAAGCCCAAGGGCGATGGGGACGCGACGAATGCCGTAGTTCTGGATATGGCTCGGATGTTTGCATACCAGCAGAATCCGAAACTAGCAGAATATGGGCTTTCATCGTCTGACCTCACCGGTAGCTCACCCAGCGAAATTGCTGAGTCGGCTAGCGAACTACTTTCTCGATTTGGGAAAATTGAAACTCAGGTGCGGAACAAGGTTCTGGCCGAAAACGGGCTTGCCCCCGAAGTCGATGCCGGTTCTCCACCCCCACCCAAGCGAGACTTCTCGAATATGAGTTCGGAAGACTTCCAAAAAGTACTGGACAAGGCGCTCGGCGGCTGACCAGTACTGAAAGGGTACTGATATGGCTCTAAATACGACTGGCTCTGGTGGCTTGTCCGCAGAAATGAAAACCTTCTATGACCGTGTTCTCTTGGAACGCGCTCTTCCTGTTCTCGGCATGTACGAGAGCTTTGGCCAGAAGCGAAAGATTCCGATGCACGGCGGCAAGACGATTGAGTTCCGCAAGTTCTCATCTCTCGCCACGGCCACGACTCCGCTCACTGAAGGCACCCCGCCCACACTGAAGGACCTGACGGTTACCGCTATCACGGCGACCATCGCTCAGTATGGTGATGCGGTTGGCTTCACTGACATCGTGTCCACAACGACTATCGACAACATTCTGACTGAGACCACGGCACTTCTTGGCGAGGAAGCTGCTGAGACCATCGAGGAACTTATTCGCGATGTTCTTGCCGCTGGTACGACCGTTGTTTATGCTGATGATGCGGTCTCTCGCGTTACCGTTACGGCTGTGACCGACATCATCACGGTGGCCGACCTTCGGCGCGTCGTGCGGACGATGGTGGTCAACCGTGCGAAGCGCATCGGCGGCTTCTATCAGGCCGTTATTCATCCTCGCGTTGCCCACGACTTGCAGGGAACCGCTGAATGGATTTCTGCCAACCAGTATGCCCAGACGGGCCGTCAGTTCGACGGGTCTCTCGGCACTCTGTATGGTGTGAAGTTCTGGGTTACCGACAAGGCTAAGGTGTTTACTGGCGCTGGCGCTGCTGGCATCGACGTGTACGCGTCGCTGTTCTTCGGTGCGAACGCCTATGGCATTGTGGCGCTCGATGGCCACAGCCTGAAGTCCTTCTACAAGCCCCTTGGCTCCGCTGGTACCGCTGACCCGGTTGACCAGCAGCAGTCGATGGGTTGGAAGGTCACCTTCACCACGAAGATTCTCAATGACGCCTTCATGGCTCGTTACGAGAGTGCTGTCAGCGCATAGTCTGACTTAGGGGGTGGGGCCTGACAAAGCCCCACCCCGATAGAAAGGGCCATGATATGGCAGCAACCCCCGGTACAGTCCGCTCCGAGGCCATCCGATTCATTGAGTCGGCTGGCGACGCTGCGGGCGTTTATTCTGCTTCGTTCGAGGTTCCATCTGGGGCCGTGCTTTTGGACGTTATCGTCCACGGGCAGGCGCTCTGGACGGCAGGCACCTCAGCCACCCTTATTGTTGGTGATGCCACCGACGATAATGGCTTCTACACCGCCGTCAACTTGAAGGCGACTGACCTGCTCGCGGGTGAGTCACTGTCCTTCTCGATGCAGGGCGGGAAGAAGGGCGCTGACCTCGACTCCCCCATTACGGCAGCGGATGCGGCTCAGGTCCGCCGACGCCGGTTGGACGCCGCGCGGACGCTCTCCGCGAAGGTGACTACTGTTGGCACGGTTGGCACGGCAGGTGTGACGGATGTTGTGTTCGTCTACGCTTATCCGTCTCCGATTACTCCGACGTTCGTTTAGTCGGTCGGGGGAGCGGGGCTACTCGCTCCCCCAATCGCATCTATAGGAGACTGGAATGTCTGAAAAGAGTGAGCCCGAAGTCCTTTCCGCCGCCGTGGCGGATAAGCCGTCCTCGAAAGAGGCTCGCGAGGACAAGCGCACCGAGGATACTATGCGTGACTATTTTGCCTCGCAGAAGAAGGTCTCGGTGAAAACCTCTAAGGATGAATGGGTTCAGGTCAACGGT